CATGACGGCAATGGTTGCCCTGTTGCGCGCGATGCGGTGGTCACTGTTCGCCTGCGCAGTGGGAATGTCCGATATAGGCACCGCGCCGATTATTGGGACTGGTGGCACTCAAACCACCCCGCCGATGTAGTAGCTTATGTGGTGGAGCAACCCGCATGACCTTTCAGAAAGCGTTAAGCCCCGCGCCAGAAAATTCGGGAGATCTGGACGGCGGCATGGGGAAACCCGCGCTTAATGCTGGCGATAGCGGGGCGTTGGGCGGGAAACGACCTGAGCCGCCTGAGGCTGGCAAGGTGGTTTCCTTCTTCACCATCTCGCAGGCTTCGGTGAAGGCGTGTTCGAACACGAGGTCAGGACGCCACAGGTCGAACCAGAAAACGAGGCCATTACCGCTTTTGCGATACCGGAAGCGTGCAAGGATCTGGTCGAACACCGTGGCCCGCGCGAACACCGGAATGCAGATCATGAAGGCGTTCGGCAGGGTCAGCTTGTTTCCGTTGGCGTCGAGGTGCTCGGACTGGAACACCACTTCGGCCTCACCGCTCGACAGGTTGCGGGCTTCGCGCAGCGTCGATGCTTCGTTGACCTGCAGGCCGCGCGCGATTTCGATCAGCTTCGACGGGCTGGCAAGGTTGCCACCGGTCTTGGCAAGGAATTCCTTGGCTGCGTCGGACTTCGGTTTGTCGGTGGTGACGTCAACGATATGATCTTCGAGAAACGACGCGAAGTCCATCATGGGCATCGGCTTACCGTTGGCGCTGGACCATGCCTTCCATTCGTCGGACAGCGGAAAGCTGTAGGTCGCGCGGTGCTTCATGTTCTCAGCATCGCTGCTGTAGCCTGCCGGGTGATAGTCGTAGATCGCAGTCAGTTTCGGACCAGCCATGTTATCGACCGCGAACACGGCGCTGTTGTCGCCCTTGAAGCGGTTCACATGGTCGATGAAGCTATCGAGCCGCGTGTGTCCGGCAGAGCCTTCGCGGCGGGTCGGGAGTTTGCGATAGCCGTCGAATTCGCGCGGGTTGATAACGTGGATGCCATCGGCAAGGATTGCGGGGGCAGTGGTGCCGTCGCGCGGGTCTGTGATGGTGACGATTTCGCCGCGCAAATGCTTGCTGGCGGCTTCGAATGCCTCGTGCACGATTGCACCGGCCTCGGTCATTTCAGTGTCGGACATATCAAGGTTTCCTTATGCGCCGCGCACCGTGCGCGCTTCGACGGTGATTTCGCGGATGGTGCCGAACAGGTTTCCCTGCCCCGGCTTGTTCGGCGTGAAGCGATTGTCGTCCGTGACCCAGCCAATCGTGCGGCTCACCTTCTCAGGCGGCAGTTTGAACTGCAGGTCCGGCGTGAAGAAATAGACGCCGTCGTGTTCCCGCTCGACTTCGATGGTCAGGGTAATCTTGCCCTTCACCTTCTTGCCGGTATCGACGCCGCGCTCTTCCATATCGGCTGAGAACGACTGCAGCTTGTCGGCACAATTCTGGTTGAATGCGCCGTCGTTCAGCATGGCAACAAGGTCTGTCATGGTCGTGGCAGCCGGATAGCGGCGGCCACCATCAGCGGCGTGTTCCTCAATGATTTCGCCCGTCTCCGGGTCGTGGGCTTCAGTTTTCATGATGTTTCTCCGGCGCTGGTGGTCGGACCCGGCCCGCGCCTAAGCCGGGGCCGCAGTGGTCAGTTTGCCTCAGCCTTCGCCCGAACCTGCTCCGACGCGCTGGTGTAGCGCACGCGGTGGCCACGTTCGGACGTGACGTAGCAATTCGAGCACAGCGCGTTCAGGCGGCGGTTCAGGTTGAACGCGGCGTAAAGCGCGGTCAGGGTGAACAGGGCGAGCGCGGCGGCGGTGAGTGCGAGGGGGTCCATTGTCAAAAATCCTCCGGTGCGTCGGTGAAGCCTTCGCCCATGTCAGCATCGGCGCGGCCTTCGGTGGGGTGGAATTTCGCCAGCATGTCCGACACGGCGGCGTCTGCTTGTGTGCGCAGGTCATCGGGCAGGCGGTCCAGTTTCGCGATCTGCTTGGCGACGTATGCGTTCAGGTCGTCGGACGTGGGCGCGCCGTTCACCTTGGCGATGAAGGCGGCGGTCCAGTCTGCGGCGGCGTTGGGGTTGGATTGACGCGCGCCCTGTTCAGCACTGGCCAGCGCTTCGATCTTGTATTCCTTGATCAGCGTCCGGCTTTCCTTGACTGGTATCGAGAACGGCGCGGCAATGTGGCTCATGCCTTTGACGCGAACGCCACCGACTTTTTTGCCGCCGTAAATCGCGTCGGCATAGCGAAACACCTTGACGCTGCGACCAACGTATGTGGCTGCGTTGTTTGATCTCCAGCCATGTGCGAGAACGCGGCACATACCTTTGCATGGACGCCAAGGTTTGCCGTTGTCGCCAGCGTAGTGCAGGCGGAATTTCTTGGCGTCGGCTCCGTTCAGGTCAACGCGGGTTATCAAAAGAACGCGGTCGCCACCCATAAGGTCGTCGGCAACAAGTTCGTCCGACTTCGCTTCAAGCATTTGGCTGATGTCGACAACTTCGGTCATAACACTATCTCCATTTCTGCCCGCCGTTCAGTCGGGATAAGCTTCGGCATGCGCGCCAAGGTCGCATGATATTCGCGGATCACATCGGCAACGCGAGCCTCGAAAGCGGTGGCGGCTGCGATGATCGCGGCTTGCAGATCGGGGTCAGGCATTACGCGCTTCACGAACACCGGCTGACCGCCCGAATACGAAATGAAGTCGATCCATTCGCGTCCAGTCACCAGCAAGCCGGTCTGTAGTTGCAGCATGTATTCTTCCGGCACTTCGTCGGTTGCGATGGTCTGCACCTGGTATTTGCCAGCGCGCGACTTGCATTCGATCAAGCCATCGTCGCCTACCAAGCCATCGGGGCTGTAACCGATGGTAAAACCCCACTGGTCATTGGTGACAAAGCCAGTTTCTGTGACCGGCGCGTAGTTGTCGGTATAGGCGGCGCGGGCGTAGATTTCGTCCTCCTGCCCGCGCAACATCGCGTCCGAGACATACTGCGGTTCGACAAAGCCGGTGATGCGCTGGAATGCCAGTTCGTAGGCATGGGCGCGGGTTTTGTCGTTGTTGGCGACTTTGCCGGTGGGTGTCATGATCAGCTTCATTTCGGAAGCGGTCAGCAGTCCGCACCGGGCATGCAGCCATTCGTCCGAGCCTTGCAGAAGTTCGGCGTGGTAGGTTGGGCCGGTGCGGGTTTCGCTGGTGGCCGGCGCATCTGCGAAGTCGTCCAGATCGGCGGTGGATTCGCGGTAGTCGAGGTCGAAGGGGTTGTTGGTCATGGCTCAAAACCTCAGCGTAACGTTAGGAACTTCGCCGCTACGGATCAGCAGCACGATCTTTTTGGCTGTCTCTTCGTCGGCACCGCACGTGATGAATGCCTCTTTCGCGGCCTTCATCACGGCACTGCGGTGCTTCTGGTCCGCATCACGCGCGGCCTGCTCATCGGCGATGCGCTTGGCTTCGGCCTGGCGCTCGGCTTCCTCGGCTGCGAGACGGTCGCGTTCGGCCTGTGCAGCGCGTTCGGCTTCCTCTGCGCGGCGACGTTCTGCGGCCATCTGCTCGGCGTGTTCACGGTCGCGCTTGGCCTGCTCTTCCTTGGCGGCGCGTTCGGCGGCTGCGGCGGCTTCCTGCTTGGCGCGCTCGATGCGTTCCGCTTCTGCTTTTTCCGCTGCAATGCGGCGCTCTTCGACAGCGCGTTCGTCAGCGACACGGCGCTCCTCAGCAGCCTTGGCTTCGGCGGCGGCGCGTTCTTCTGCCTCGCGCGCCTCCCGCTCGGCACGGTCACGCTCTTCGCGCGCAGCAGCCTCGGCACGCAGCCGGTCGAGTTCAGCGCGGTCGGCCTCTTCCTTGGTCAGGCGGGCCAGCGCAGACTTGAGCGCCGAAACTGCCATTTCCTTGGCTGCGACCGCCTCGGGTGCCATGTCGCGGAACTTGTCGTCGTCGATGGCGATGTTCCAGACTTCAGCACCACGCGTGCGGACAGTTGCTGCGGTGTCCTCAATCGTCACCACGGCAGCGGACTTGATGCCTTCGATCACGGCGCGGCATTCGGCGACGCGCTCTTCCTCGGCATCTTCCCACTCGGTCAGCGGGCGGCGCACCTCAGCAGCCAGCGCGGTCAGCTTTTCCTTGACCACGCGGCGCTCGGCATCGACGGCATTAATCCGTGCGCGGGCATCTTCGTTCAGCAGCTTGCCAGCGTCGTCGATGGCCGTTTTGGTGCGCGTAATCTTGTAGGCAAATGCCTTGATCGCCTTGCGCCCCTTCTCGGTGTTGGTGTCAGGCTTGAACGCGTCCACTTCATGCTGGATATGCGCATAGAAAGCATCGCGCTGGTCGCGGTCGGTCAGGACGACAACAGGAGTCTGTTCAACGACGGCAGCAATGGCGGTCGTGGTGGGTTCGATAGTGGCGACTGCGTTCATGTTGCACTCTCCGTTCCCCAGCCAGCCTCTGAAGCCGGGGTAGTGGAGTTATGTGCATCGCGGGGGTTGGTGAGGCTTGCACGGCGGGGTTCGGTGATATTGCCAAGGTCCAGATACGTCCGGTGTCCGAACGGCTTGCCAAGCGTTGAAAGCTGTTCAGGCGCGCGTATCGTTGCACCGGTGTGGGTGGTGAGGGTGCGGTAGGTCACACCAACGGTCCTTCCATAATACCTGCGGCCATTGCGGCG